TTACGGTATCTACCTTTGGTTACATATCCATAATTACAAACTTCAATCCCTACAGAATGCTTATGCATGTGCATAGATCCATTTTCACCAAGATGCCATCCGTAAGCACCAGTTGGTACACATTGAATCAACTCACCATCAAACTTATCATTATTACCAAGACAGCTTGGACCACCTAGTATAAACTCAGTAGCAATACGACCGCGAGTATCACGAGCCCACATATCAACTACTGCGTAAGGATTATGTCCTCCGGCTGTGTGATGTAAGAATAAATATTCTTTTTTGGTTGGCCCGGCAAGATATTCATCCTTTGGTAAAAGATATTGTTTATATGAAAGAGTATCCGATTCTTCAACATGTTGTTCTGATAAATCCGTAGATGCAATATTTAATTCTCCCCATGTTTTAGGACCAACAACGCCATCTGCTACTAATCCATTTTTCAATTGCCATGCTTTAACTGCCGCTTCTGTTTTTGGTCCAAAATTACCATCTGCTGTTAAACCTAATTTAGTTTGAAGTAATTTAACTTGTTCGCCTTTACTACCGAGTTTAAGAATCATATGACATTCCTTTATTTTAAAATATTTTTTACTTCCTTTTATGTTCAATTATTTACTAATAAATATGTTCGTAGTTCCTTTTACATGCTTAGGATTATATGGACAATGTCGACATCCGTTACCGCAGCATACGCCTCTACGCATATGATAAGATTCTGACATCACACGTTTTCCATTTTCCCAATAGAAGTCAGTTGGAAGGAGCTTGTTTCCAAACTCCCTTACAAATGCTTGTTGAATCCAATCTTTAGATGCTGGTATCATCATCACTTAATCTCACATGCTCCGCCTGCACAAGCTAACTCACCTGACAGATCTGTATTATCATCTAATTCCACTACACGAGTTAAATCAACATCTTTAAGTGAAATCATCATTCGCTCATACGTTTCTTTACTGCAATCTTCAAATGGTGCTTGAGTATAGGTTCCTCCGTCATATGGCAATACTGACAATCCATTATAATGATCTCTGTTATCCCACATCCATTGTCCAGCTGCTTCCCATTCATGATCTCTCAATGAAATAGTTGCAGACACATTGTGAGTATTGTTGCCGGAACGGTGTCCAGGACGAATCCATTCACGAGATACTCGTTTAACGCGTTCTAACAATTGGAATGGTGATTCAGTTCTCATAATTGAACCAGCAGGTGATTTTTGAGGAATTGAAATTACTGCGGTATCATGAGGCCGGAAATATTCATCTTCAACTAATTCTGGATGATACATTGACAAATATGTATAGATGGCTTCATTCTTTCCTACACGTACTCTACGAACATAGTAGTCATTATGCCATGCATGTATGCCAGATGATGTTCCTAATGTCAATGATGTTGTACCCGCAGGCTTAACTGTTGTACATCGAGCTGATTTATTAATTTTTAACAATCCAGCTACTCGAGCATTTTCTTCCTTTACAATACGAGCAGCTTCTTTCATGTCATAACCTAATACTGTACCAGAACCAATACCCGTCATTGATACTCCAATAAGTGCATCCTTCTCTGTTGTACGTTGCCATATAGGACGTAGATAATGAAAATCTGTATAGCTAGCTTGCAATGTTCCAATAAACGCCGCGGCCTTTACTCTTGAATTATAATCTTCTTGAGAATCTAAATTTGATACATTTACTTCACAAAGATTACAGAATTGGAATGGTCGTAGTGCAATCTCACAACATGGATTAGTTCCCCAATCTTTATCATTTGATAAATAGATTCCAGGTTCGCCTGCTCCTGACAATTCAACTCGTTTCCAAATATCCATAAAGAATTCTTTGGTTAGTTTGTGTCTCATCAGTACTGCTGAATTATTTGCTCTACCTCGTTGCGGATTTTGCTCCCACCATGGTCCAGACTTACATGCAATCATTTCATCATCATCTGCTGAAAATAATGAAATAAGAGCTGCTCTGCGAATACCTCCAGCTAATACAGCATCTGCAACATGGCATACAACATCATGAGTCTCTATAGGTGTTAATTTTTCACCATCTGCTTTTGCATTTAAGATGCCTTCAATTTTTACCAAACATTCTTTAAGCGGCTGAGGCCCCGGTGCTTTACCACCTGATGTAACCAACCGTGCTCCTTTTGGGCGAATATCTGAAAAATCAAATCTTAATTTGGAGCCTCCATAGAAATATGATTTCATCAATGCCTTAACTGCATCTGCCCATCCTTCGATTGAATCTGCAATAAGGAATCGTCTTGTACGATCAGAATTTGGTTTTCGGATCTCAGGTAATGATTCCACATGGTGTTTCTGTACTGAATAACCTACGCCTGTTCCTCCTAGCAATAAAAACATTGTTTCACCAAATGCTCTCCAATCATCGATAGGCAAATATGCGCAATTGTAAATTCGGTTTGGTGATATTTCAATTGGCTTACCGCCAAACTGCAATGAACGCATTGACGGTAAAACTTTTTTATCATATACATATTGATATGCAGCTTCAATTTCAGTTGCCAACTTAGGATATCGTTTAATATGCATTTCCTTATTTCGGGTGACAAGCTCTTCCCAACTCTCTCTTCTATTTAATTCTGGTAAGTATTTTGCATACTTCATGTAAACCGTGATATCTGATAATATCCTATTTGAAACGTCCATTTCTAAACTCCTTTATGTATTTGATTAAACAAAAAATTGTAACCTTATGAGATTACAATTCCTTTTATTTCTTATATAAATATAATATGTGCTACGCTCTACCAACGCTTTTGATAACTTTTTCTAAACTTTTTTAACCAAAATCGCTATTGTTAATTTCTTGGAATTTACGAGATAACATCTTACGAGTAAACTCTTCTCCTTTATCCATTTGCTTTTGCGTTTCTTTGCCTTGTACAGATGTATCTGCATATATATGAATCTGTCCATTTGATGTATTCATTTTACTCGGCAATGTAATACCATCCGGACCGAAACGATTTTTAATGACATGCCATCTACCTGTACCGGCCATTTTATCTGCAACCTTTCTGGACAATGAAATAACAAAGTCAGCTACCATCACTTTACCATACGATTCAGAAATCTTTTCTGCTCCAATCACATCTTCTTCTAATGCAGATCGATTTGCTTGCGATGCCGTCCAAATCGGTATTTCATATTCGCCAGCCATACCACGAAGGTCTTCATAAATGCCTTCTAGTTCATGTCGCTTCTCTTGGCCATGGCCTCGTAACAAATCTGCGTAATCCACAACTACTACATCAGGTTTCTTACCTTGCATTATACATTTTTCAATATGACCACGCAATCCTAACACCGAAACAGTTTTAGTTGGATAGTATTTAATAATCAGTTCGCCGTCTAATTTTTCCAATTCTTCTTTAACCTGAGACTGATAATGCTTTAGGTTTTGATTTGCAATACCTGTAATTACAGAGTCATATCTTAAACCGACATATGCTTCATTTAATTCCAATGTGTAATGTATAACTGTCAAGCCTTTCTTAACAGCATTAGCTCCAATATTAATCAGACCCCATGATTTACCAATACCAGCTGGTGCAACAAATACTCCTAATTCACCTTTACCTAAACCGCCATCAGTTAATTCATTGATAACCTCCCACGGTGTTTCCTTTGTAAATCGAACAGCTTCTGTATATCGCATATCTATTGACGTCATGTAATCATGTCCGATATCTTTATCACCTCCAGCTTTTAATGCATTATCTATTTTTGCTTTGATATCTTCATATCGACCATGTTTCAATAGGTCAACTGATGTGAGAATTGCTTTTTTGATTTCCTGGTTTTTACAGAAGTCAATAGCCTGTTGTTTAATGAATTGCAAATCATCTGCTTCAGTATATTTCCAAGCATCCTTAAGATGTGCTTTGATCTGTTCTTTGAGAACATCATGTTCAACATCATTTAATTTAACCTTCATTACTTCTAACGTCGGCGTCGTCTTATACTCTTTATGATATTCTAATATGGTGGCAATGATCCAGTTATTGGCATCACTTTCGAAATAGCCGGGCGATAAGATATCTGCTATCTGCTGTAAAAACATTTTATCTGTAAATAAAGCAGTGATAACTTTTATCTGAAAAGCATAACCGTAAGCACTTAATCTATCTGTCATACTTAATTATATAAATAAAATTTCAAATTATCAAAGATTTCTGTAGGTATTTAGTGGATTAAATGCAGATGATATCCAATTATCTAAATCCTTAATGACTGTATACATCTTGTCTTCCATGAACATGCGTTTAAAACTTAACACATCCATTTTATTAATTTCCTCATTGACAAGATTCATAATAAGCATTTTGATATTGCCACTGATATCTACATTTTTTAGTTGCATTAGTCTGTAATTCAATTCAATTAGTTCTTTATTCTGAGCAACTGTTTCGTGTATTTTGTATTTTTTATCAACCGTTTCTGCATATTCAACAAAAGATTCAACACTAACTTCAGCGTTTTCTGTCATAAGCGGAAACTGTTTCAACATTGTTTTTAATCCTACGCCGTTGACACCTGGAATATTATCAGACTTATCACCGGTTAAAGCTCTATACAATAAATAATTTTTTGAATCCAATCCAAATTCCTCACGCATAACAGCAGGCGTATACATTATTTTTTTAACTGGACTCCATACTGTTATTCGTTCATTTACTAATTGTAAAAAATCTCTATCCGTTGATACAATTGTAACACGATTATCAGGTTCGGTGAAGATTTCATTTGCAATATACGCAATTGCATCATCGGCTTCTATTTGGTCAATAGCCATAGTCGTTATTGGCAATGCCTGCAAATACTCGACCATCCGACCAAATTGCTGTTTCATACTCTGCTGTTCATCTTGCAATGATGCAAATTCTTCGTAACGATTGAATTTTGTTTTAACCGCGCGATTTGCTTTATAATTAGGATATAAACTTTTGCGTCTAGTAGAACCGCCTTTACCGTCAAACACAATGATACATCTGGTAGGTTTATGTTGGCGTATTGCAGATGCAACAGACCGTAAAAAGCCTGTTACACCTCCAATATGCATTCCATCATCATTCAAGGCCGGGACGGCTGAAAACACCCTAATGAATGTATTCAGACCGTCTATAATTAGAATATGGCTGTTCTTACCTGACCCCGTGCCTTGTTCACGATCACGTTCAACTTCTTGTAGTAAATCGAAAAATCTAGCTTTCATTATCCTTCTTCGCTAATAAATTCATTGTCAATTTCGATATCATCAATTCCAAAATCTTGCCCTGGTTGATATTTCAAAATATATGCACTACAGATTCCATCGTAAATTTCTTGACGCAAAGTATCATCCTCTTTAATTTTTCGCTCAAAATCTTTTGATTGAAATTTTATATCGGTTCCATCTTTACGCTCAAATGTATACCATGCACCTGTCTGCGTTACTAATTTGTAATCCTTCATAACATTGAGCCAACCACCGTAGTTATCAATACCAGATTCAAAATAGATATCATAGTCAATTGATTTCAATGGCGGACCCATTCTGTTTTTAATCACTTGGCATCTCGTTTTAATACCGATGACTTGATCTACACCATCGATTTTAGCTTTGATCTGTCCAACCGATTTTAATCGTAACCTAACCGAAGCATGAAATGGAATTGCTTTACCACCAGATGTTGTATACGGATCGCCGAATGCCACACCAAGTCTTGTACGTAACTGATTTGTGAATATCAAACAAATCTTTTCACGACCAATCATATTTGTGATCTTACGCATACCTTTGGACAAAATGATTGCCTTTGAGGTTGCATACCCATCTTTATCAAATTCTTTAGCCATTTCAATTTTTGTTGATGCACCCATTACTGAATCCACAACAATTGTAACCAATCGATCTTTGTTCGATTTACGAACTGATTCAACAATGCTTTCAATGGCTTCAAATATATCCTCGACAGTATCCAATGGTACATACAGCATTTTTTCAAGATCTAAGCCAATGGCATCTAAAAATTCTCTACTAACTGCATTCTCTGTATCAATATACACTGCCATTCCACCTTCTTTCTGTGTATTGGCTAATGCATGTGCTGCTAGTAATGATTTACCTGATGCTTCTAGTCCTGTAATCTCAATGATACGGCCTACCGGAAACCCTCCATTTGGTCTATTAGAAATCGCCAGGTCAAGCATATCTGAACCCGAATCAACCCAACCACGTACTTCACTAGGCGATTCAGTATCGCTATCAAGAAAAAATGCAGTTTTGAATCCTGTATTTTTGAATTTCTTGTTAAGATTATCTGCTAATGTAACCGCTAGGTCGTCGCGTAGATCGCTTTTTGTTTTTGACATAATGTAACTCCTTAATCGTTAAATAACGCGTCAAATGCAGATGAAACATTATCTACTTTGTTTACAGGTGGTTTTGCATTTGATTTTGGTTCTGCATCAAAATCATCTTCAAACTCTTCTGTTTTAGCTACCGGTGTCTCTTCTTCTTCAGATGATTCCGGATCTAGCCATTTCTGCAACGCTTCTTTCAATTCTTCATAAGTTGGTTCTTTGAAGATATCGCCTAAGCTTTGCTGATTTTTTGCTACCGCTGTTGCCACATTTTTATCATCTGTTAATGGCGTAGCATTTGGCTTAACACGAATTGTTGTTTTAGGATATGAACCTCCTTCACTCGGAGTGAATTCAACAACGATGTCACGGCCATTCATTGGATCTGATAGATCTCCATAATCTGGATCTGCAATAAATCCTAACAATTCTGTATAAACATTTTTTCCAAATCCCCAGAATTTAACTCCTTCAGATTCTTTACCACGAACAATGATAGGAACATATGTTCTCATTTTTGGTTCAAGTTTCTTACCAAGTTTCCATTCATCTGAATTGCCTGATGATTTTAATTTTTCAGCAAATTCAACAACAGGATCTGCTTTGCCATATGTCACTGGTGATAAGAAATTTTTCTTACCTAGATCATAATGGAAATACAATTCTTGAAATGGATTTTCTTTGTCGTACTGATAAGGTACGATTCTAATTGTTTGTTTGCCCGGCTCTGGTTTCCAAAGATTGTTTTGTCGGGTGCCTACTGTCTGTAACTGGCTAAGTTTACGTTTAATTGCATCTAAATCAATTGCCATTTTTTACTCCTTTTTTTAAGTTAATAATTAATATTGATTAAATATATAAACTTTATTTCAATGTACCAAGACATATGCGAAAAAAGTTTGAAAAAAGTTTTTATTTGTTAATTGTTAATTTGGTTGTATTGTTTAAGCAGTTCTTCATTGTGTTTTATAATGGCAAGTCGTTTTGCTAGGTTAGCCCTATTACGTTTTGGTTTACCTTCTTTTCGTGCCTTTGCCATTATTTTGTTAATTTTTTAGGATACCATGTTTTGAATTCTAACATTTCCTCTTTTTCCGGAAAGTTTAGATTTCTTGCTCCAACAGCAACTTGAATTCCAGTAGCTCCTCTTAGTGAAACTCTGAGATTAAATTTTTCGCCTTTTTCATTTTCAGCTTCAAAATCTCTGGTTGCTCCAGTCTTTGAACCAAATCCTGTTATTGTGTAAGTGCCTTTTTCTGTTTTGATTTGGTTTCCAATCTTAAAACTATTTGCCATTTTAGGACTAATCATTCCTTCATTAACAGATTTTGTTAATTTTTTAGGATACCAAGTCTTAAAGTCATTAGGCGCTGTTTTCTTCCATATAGCCTCGCCTTGTTTTTGCAATCCGGCATCATTAATTTTGGCAACTAGTTTTCGGATCTCTTCGGCTTCATATCTGCCTTGTTTATAATATCTATGATCATCGCTATATGGATACCACCAGTCATGTGATTTAAGACGATCTTCCAATTCTTTTAACATTGGATTTTCTGTGGCTTCTAATAGTATAGTTTTTAGTTTCATAGTATTTCCGTAGTTTTACATTTCGTTATATGGCTCAAAATTATCTGCTAGGTTTGCTAAGATATCCATTACTTTATTGTACATGTCTTCATCTGTAGAAGCAATACCTGATAACCATTGTTGCATATCACCGGCTACATCATCTGCTGTTTTCCATGTTCGATCAATATCAGATTTCAAACGCATTGCGGAATTAGCTTCTGAAATTACCATTTTATCATTACTTGATATTCTACCTTCTTCTATGTATCCACCATATTCACCGGTACCGCGATCAACGCGTTCTAATTCGTCAGCAATCTTTTGCAATGTATTTGAATCTATTGAATCAATTCTAAATTCAACTATATCTTCATTTGGATCATATTTACGATTTAAAGCAGACTTATCTATTCCATACTTTTTGAATACATTGACAGCTTTTTGATCCATAAATCGTTTATAACCAGAAAAAAGATATACTTCATTAGCTTCTGAAATTAACATTTTATCATTGCTAGATAAACGTCCTTTAAATAGCCTTCTATAATTTTCTTGCAAGTTCATTTTGTTTCCACTTTACCTTGTTGTTCGGGATCATCTTAGAATGTGTTTCGCTCCATGTCGATGTTGTCCATATAGTCTTGAGCATACGCTAGTGCATAGTCATCAATAAGATCATGTAAGATGTCTAATTGTTGTTTACTCAAAGTTCCTGCCGAAGCCTGTCCACTAGGAGTGTTTGGATTGCGCATTGTGTTCATAAACCACTTTGCTAATGCCTTTTTTGCATCTCTCAAATCTCGTTCATCGCTTCCGTGAGTTGGAAAGTAATCCTCTTTCAATACAGTTGCCGGTACTTTG